CCGAGAAGATGGTATTGGCGACATGGGCGGCCGTGACCAAATAATCATTAACACGACAACCCATACCTACTAATTCAATAGCACCCACCTCACTATATGTTACAATAGCAAACACCCCAGGTTTAAAGGCACTCTCATGTAATGTACTGCCGGGCATAGCCATTTCCAAAACAAGAGTAGTATCTTTCGGAGCGTCGGGCACTTGATAAAGTTTACTACCCACACGAATGTTGTACAAATGAGATCCATCGCCATTTCGGGTCACGGATTCAACGAAACCTTTATCCATATCGCCTGTTAACGACGAGCTAGGAATCAAAGTTGGGGTACAACACCATCTGAATAATCGCTTCAGTATATTACTTAAAGCACGAGCGATGTAAGGCATGGCGCTAAGGCACATGACTAACACCACCACCACCATTATAGCCACGAGTTCAATGTCCAGCCGCTCAACGGCGGTGCCTAAAGAATCGATGGTCTCAATGACGGTCTCGGTTGCGGAACAGACTTTCTCCGCAACAAATAAGGCAGCTTCACCCAGACCCAGCAAGAAGAGCCTGAACCACCTCATGTAAACTTCACCAAGACGGGGTAACAACCCCACGTCGCCTGCTCCGTCCGCTATACCGAACTGTCCTAAGACACCCAGCAGCTTTAAAAGCGTAAGCACGTTCCACTTCTGACGAAATGTTCTGAGCGTACGATCGACGACAACAACTGGCTCTGAGGCCTCTTGTGTCTCCGTTATACCATATTCAATGGCATCGACGTCAGCCCCGTGCCTCTGCAACACAGCCAATGAAGGATAGTGTTGCAAACGAAGCGCTCTAATATATGACAAATATTGATATGTATGATATGCATTAAGTGGACCAACAGTTAAATCTACGTGTTTAAATAAATAACAATGATACCACACAAATTCATTGAACAAATGAGAGCCGCCCCAACCGGCGGTTATGAAGCGTTCACGTAAGTTGAGATTCTCAACCATCTCCGTACCAATGAACATGGGAGACGATGCTAACAAACAATCAAGATAAGCATAATCATCGACCAATCCACGTTGCCTCCGAATCTGTAGGCACAGTGAGTCGAGATTGTAGGCATGAGAATACCTCATCACAAAAGATCGAATCTTATTGAACAATGGGGGATACTCAAAAACACGATGAAGAACCCGTCTTCTAGCAAGGCGCTCCATCAAACTACGCACATTTCGACTCAAAGCCGCTTTTGCAACCGATGACCACTCCCCATGGAGGCCAGCGACACCCATTGGGAAGATTGAGCTGGCGTTATCCAGCCCTCCGTGAATATATCCGCAACACACCATTGGCCTCTTAACCTCTAGCAAGAGGTCAACGGCGTAATCATCAAATAACATCTCTTGTTGAAAACTCATCTTAAATAATCAGGCTTATTTAATATACTGCCTATAAAAATT